GCAGTCTCCTTTGGTAGGTGGCACCGAAACGAGTCAATAAAAGCCTACGGTAACGCCATTGTTCCGCAGGTAGCACTACAAATCTTTAAAGCCATTCAAGCCTATGAATCGCTTACCTGAAATTACTCGACCTATGAGCATCAAAGAAAGACTTTCTCTACGCAAAACCTTAGACGTATCTGCCAACGAATTGGAATTGTTGGAGTTGATACAGCAATGCGGGGGAATGTCGCTTCAAAAGATGGCCGATGAACTGGGCATGGTTAAATCGGGCGTGGACAAATTGGTACTTCGCCTGATTGAAAAAGGATTGCTGATAAAAACAGCAGGCAAACCCAATTTATCCGAACGCTCTCAAATCGTACTACAAAGTGGTACGAAAATCGAAAACGTACTACAAAGTGGTACGACGTATAAAGAAGAGAGTTTAGGTAATAGCACCGAAATCGTACTACAAAGTGGTACGAAACCCCAAAACGTACTACAAAGTGGTACGATTGGCATAGGGGGGACTGTGGCTGATTCTGATTTCGTACTACAAAGTGGTACACCGAATGAAATCGTAGTAAAAAGTAGTACGATTTTGGGTACTGACCCTCACACACACGTACACGGGGGGAGTAGTATATTATTAAATAATTTTTTTGAGTCTCTCAAAGAAGAAAAAAATAAAGAAGAAAAAATTAATCCCCCAAACCCCCTTGATAAAAAACAAGAAAACAAAAAAGAAGAAATGCGGGTACGGCGTCAGAACCGGGCGGCACGGGTGATGATTTGCGGGTTGATGCTTCACAAAGTCAAAATCCGCAAGGGAAAGCGCCTCAAAAGACTGCCAAAGAGAAAACCCGTTAAAATCATCAACATCCCCTTTGATGAGTGGTGGAATCTGTACGACTACAAAGTGGACCGAAGCCCCAAATTGGAAAAGAAGTGGGAAAACCTAACGAATGCCGAGCGTCAGACGGCCATGGAACATACCGCCCTGTATGTCAAGGTCACTCCGGGCAAAGCGTATCGAAAATACCCTTCCACGTATCTCAACAACAAATCATTCAACAATGAAATCGTTCAAAACAATGGCAACAACAGAAAAGCAACCGGAACACCTCAAAAACTTCGTGCTACCAATCTTATCCCCATCGCAACCCCAGCAGGATATAAATTCGGGAATGTCATCAAAGCAAGCGACATTGACGTCCCTGACATTGACTGAAGAAGACGAGATTGAATTGATTCAAAAGTTTCGGGCCCGTAAAGAGGCGGAGGTTAAAAAGCAGGAATATTTTAGAAAAATCAACGAATCCGTTACGCCGTTGACCACTCGAAACCTGTACGATATGGCCATTGAGCGCGGCGCATCCATTGCCAAAGAAGCGGGTTGGAAACAGGGATTTTTGCTTGATTTTGAAGGGTTTGTTGAGTACACTACGGTTTTCAAGTCTGTTTTTCGTGGATTGTGTCATTACTTTTCAGGCTCCGAAAAGTCACCTTACCCCCTTAACAAAGGAATTATCCTGCGAGGGCCTACGGGTTGCGGCAAATCTGTTTTGTTGGAAATATTCGGTTCCAATACCCGCCAGAGCTTTGTTATTGCCAGTACCGAGGAAATTGTTAGAGATTATTCCAAAACGGGCGATGGGGTTATTTTCAAATACGCCAATCCGCGACCCACCAACCGATGGGATCTGTATTTTCAGCAAAAATCGGTAGGTACCTGTTTTGATGATTTGGGCACGGAAGGTTACGGTAATCGCTTCGGTAAAACCAATGTTATGTTGGAGGTTCTTTCGGAGTTGTACCGCGAAAACAGAGGCAGGTACCACTACTTTCACGCTACAACCAACGCAGGTGAACAGCAGCTTATTGAAGCCTACGACGCCCGTATTGTCTCGCGTTTGCAGGAGATGTTTACCATCATTGAACTGCCGGAGAATGCGCCCGATTTCCGCAAAATGTACGCCTAATTGGAAGTCTCATTCTACGATATGCAGGTGCATTGCCATAGGTCAGGCTACATCTGCAGGATTGAACCGGAGAAAAAGCAGTTTCGACTATTGCTTTTCAAAGACGGACTCCTTTACAAAAAAGGGGAATTAGTGGAACTTTCGGAGATTCCCAAAGCCTACGAAGCAAAATATAGGGCTATTTATCAATTTTTAACCAAACAATAATCATGGCAATTAATCAACAGGTCGGCGATTTGTCAGAGATGGCAAAAGAAATCGAAAAGGTGATGCAAAAACACCTGAAACTAAAAGAGCGTCCCGCCATCTGTTTGGCGTTTACCTGCGAAAAGACGGGGTGGAACGAGGTGCATTATGTGCTTAATATCTCAAGACCGGAAGCGGTCGGTATTCTTCGCCAAACGGCTGAAAAGCTGACATGGAAATCGAATTAATTTCTTCCTGAAAACAGCGAAATAATATTCCCAATTTTTAACCAAAAATATTCCTAATGGCAAAAGTTATCACATTCAGCCGATTTTTCCCGTCCTACCATCCCCGAAAAGGTGAGCCTACCTATTTTGTTGAGAAGATTTGGGCGCATTTGATTTCGGACAATCAGTTTGATATTGAGACATGCGAAGCGTTTTTGTGCGGATTTTGGTGCGAAGATATGTTTAGCATGAAAAAGGTTGCTGAGTATTTGTGTCATAATACTCCCAAGATTCACGGACCGGTAACACCAAGGGGTGTGAGTGTACGATGCGGGAAGTTGTTGAAAAGATTAAATAAGGAAAATGCGTAATTTGCATTGATTAAGTATATAGTTGATATGGAAGAGGGGAAAGAAAAAGAGCGGGCATTAACACCCAAAGAGCGGCGGTTTGTCGAGGAGTACTGCAACTGTTTCAACGCTACCAAAGCCGCGATTCGGGCGGGGTACTCCGAACTGTCAGCCCGGCAGATAGGCAGCGAAAACCTGTCAAAACCGTACATTTCCAAGGCAATTAAAGAACGCATGGAAGCACTGGCTATGCCGACCGAAGAAGGCATCAAGCGACTAACCGACATGGGAAGGGCCAATTTTGAGACGTTTCTCAAATTGTCAGAGAGCGGCACAATTGAGATTAATCTGGCGTCGGAAGAGGCAAAGGATAATCTGCATCTAATCAAGAAAGTCAAGCAGCAAAAACGGGTAGTTTCTACCGATACGGCCACGGTAGAAACCATCACTTACGAGGTAGAGCTGCACGATGCCAAAGATGCCATTAAAACGATCTTGGAAGTACAGGGCAAGTTCGGGGGATTGAAGGAAGATATTGTTGTAAATATTTCATTCTGATGGCGGCAACAGTTCATTTAAAATTCCCTCCTCTGGTGGATTACCAGCGCAGCATTTTGGAAGATGCAAGTCGGTACACCATTACGGAGGCCTCCACCAAAGCGGGAAAAACAGCATCGCATATTGTGTGGCTGTTAAGTCTTGCCAATACCGAAGGGAAAGAAGGCCGAAACTATTGGTGGATTGCCCCGGTGTACGCTCAGGCCAATATTGCCTTTACGCGGATGCGTAGGTATTTGGCCCCGCTGCGTCGGAATATCGTTTTCAACAAGTCGTCACTGAATATCACCCTTTGGAACGGGGCGGTTATTTGGTTTAAATCGGCAGAAAACCCCGATAATTTGTACGGGGAAGATGTGTACGGAGCGGTGTTTGATGAATTCACACGGGCCAAAGAAGAGTCTTGGTGGGCTTTGCGTTCCACCATTACGGCAACGAGGGCCAAAGTAAAATTTATCGGCAACAAGACCCACGCGGAACATTGGGGCAGTAAATTAGCGGAGAAGGCCGAAAAGGGGGAAATGGGCGGTTGGTCGTATTACAAAATTACATGTTGGGATGCTGTAGAAGCGGGGGTCTTATCACGGGAAGAAGTGGAAGATGCCCGAAATACATTGCCGGACGATATTTTTCAAAGTCTGTATGAGGCCAAATGGGTGTTGATTAACGGGAATCCGTTTTGGCGGGAATTCAATAAGGCGGTTAATATCGGTGATGTTGCCTACGACAAGCGGCACCCTGTCTATCTGTCTTTTGACTTCAACAAACGAAATACCTGTATTGTATCTCAACGCTACAATGGTTTTGTGTACGTGATTGAAGAGTATTACATGTTGGGCGGTCACGGAGAAGATTTGGAAGAACTGATCAAAACGCTGGCTATGAAATACGGCAAAAACATCCTTCATTGTACGGGGGATGCGTCGGGTCGTAATGCTTCGGCTTTAACGACGGGCAACGTGGGGGCATGGTCATTGATTGCTTCGTATTTCACCAAATACAAGGTGGCTTGGGTGAACTTTGACCAAGTACCAACCTTTAATTTGGGTACCGACACGAGTCGTATGATTGTTAATGCCCTGTTGAAGCATTACCGGGAGAAGTTTATTATCTCGCGTCACTGCGTAACTTTACTGAGTGACATGGCCCGAATGATGACGCTTTCAGACGGAAAACTTGACAAAGCGGATTGCGATAAACACGATTACGGGCACGTCGGAGATTGCCTAAGATATGATTTTACGGGATTTGAGTATGATACTTTTGTAGGGTTGGGCTATGGCGAAATAGCAGAGTAACATTTTGTTAATTAACTATATAGTTTATTTATTATCTTTGAAAAACCTTATACAATTCTTCCCATGGCAAACACTTTCGACGGTTTGGTGAACTTGGCCCCGGTTGACAATGCCGCTACCCACTTGGTCAACGATTTGACGGGACTTTCTGCCGAAATGGTGGACAGCCTGACCCGTAGCGGTGACAACGAAACGTTAACCGCTCTTTGGGGGCGCATCAAAACCAATGCCCTTGAAAAGCTGACCATTGATTTTGAAGTGCTGATGGCAGAGAAAAGGGACTTTCGACACGAACTGTGTCAAACCCTCAACCCGGCACCTGATCCGAAGTTGGCTTTTCAGTCTTACAATGATTATACCAGCGGCGCTTTGCTTGAAGTGCTGTATAATGAGTACACCACAATCAAGCTGACTCAACTGGTCTTATGGGCCGAAACTTCGGGAACGGCTCAACTGGTCGTTTTTGATAACCTTCTCAAAAAAACACTTCTCCAAATAGACGACCAGGCGTTGACTGCCGGCATTAATCGCATTGACATTGATTTGCCCAATATCCCTTTGGACTTCACCGGGCTTTCGTTGTTTGTGGGGGTGAAAACGGCCGTAAACCTTCGCCCGATGTATTCCAATCGCGGGTTTCAAGGGGCGGTGTGTGGGATTGCGGCGATTTCCAACGCCCGCTTGGACGATGCGGGGGAGGTATGGAATTGGACGGGAGGGTCATTCCCCGTGCATTTAATGGCGAAGGTATCGGGCGATATTTCGGCATTGATTACTGCCAATCGGGAAAGGTTGGCCCCGGCGTTTCGGTATTTATGCGGGCATTTACTTTTAAAAGAACGTTTGGCTTCGGATGAATTCACCGGCTTTACCAATACGAATCAGTTGAAAATGGAAGAATCGCGTGACGATTACGAAAAGCAGTATAAGAGCCATTTGACCAAGGCCATCAAAACGGCGTACACCAATTTAGAGGAGAGCGAGGTGACAGGCATCAATACCGAACATCAGGGCGGGTTTTTTACGGCTTCTTTGGTGTAATCCCATATCTCTTTTATAATGACTGTTGACGAACTTATCAACCAACTTTACGCAATCAAACAAGCATCCAATGTGGGCGGAAGTTTAAAGGTTGCTGTCCCTATAGATGGCATTACTTTTATTGGACCGACACCACACGCCCTTGTTGAAGATGCTTTTCAAGGTATTGACCGTGACAGTG